AATTATATCTAGCTTTATTTAATGGTTGTATATATTCTCTAACTAAATCGCCACCAATACTTTTTAATGTTGTAGGCACTATTCTTAAGACAGAATCATTACTAGAAGATTGATAAACACCACTTTGATTATATAAATCAGTTTGTATAACTTCATCTGAACTACTTACCAACTGGTTTTTTATACTAGTTCTTATGTTGCTTACACTACCACCACCAGCTAAGGTGGTGAATATTGTATTTTTTACATTATAATCAAATATATTAGTGTTTTCTACTATATACCAACAACCATAGGATTGAAATATTCTACAATTATAGCTTCTTAATATAGCTTCTAATTGTTTTTTACAAGTTGGAACATCAAAATTATTTATCAGTTCATTACGACCAGCTGTAATTAATATGCTTTTCATAACAGCTTTACGTGATGGATAAGTTGGAGTTAAAGAAAAACCAGGTGTTATATCTGCTTGTACTTTAATATCTAAATCTAAATCTAAATGTGCTAATATAGTAGCAATTCTTGTTCTATTAGCTAAACCAGTATTTTCATTAAAAGGTGATGTAAATAAAGGCGTTGAATAATTATCTAAAGTACCTAAACCATCATATGCCTTTAAAGTAAAAGCAACTGGATTTGATTTATATTGTTCTCTATGCCTATCGACTACAATATAGCCTATCCAATATGTTTGGTAATTGTTACTAGAGTCTTTGTAAAGAACTTTAATTTGATATTCACGCTCATCGTATTCATAAAAATTATCATAGCTTACATCGTCTGTTGTGAATAAATTTAAAGAACATACAGACCCTACTATAGGCGAGTTATAATAATCATCATTAGCGTTCCATCGAATTACAACTGGCTCTGCTTGACCAATCATATCATTAACTATACCTGTATAATTTTTTTTAAGTATTTCTACCCTTTTACCAAAGGTTAAAACATCACTAAATTCTAATCTGTATTTAACACCGTATGACATAAATATTATATAATTCTATTTCTAGTAGAATTTGCACGCTCTAAAGCAACAATTAAATCTTGTCCCCTTAGTTCAAATGACCCTCCGACTTGTACGTTACTAGGATTGTTATTATTGCCTAGCATACCTTTTAATTTACTTAGTGGTGCTATTACTTCAGGATTGCTTCTTGCTCCAGGATATTCGCCAACTAGACCCATAGTAGGTGCGCTAACAATACCACCGTTTGCAAATGCTGTTGGTTGTTTTCCAGCAATTTTAGCTGATTGAGTACTTGCAAATTTACCTAAAGCTACTAAAGCAATACCAGCGGCAATTGCAACAGCTGGGTTTAAACTCTTTAATGCTTCTTTTATACCTTTAACACCCAATCCAATATGTATTGCTAATTTACCCATTTGTGTAGCCATTTGCCCTAAAGTTCCTAATAACACAGAGCTTAAATTTTGTAACAAACTACCACTACCGCTAATAGCAGCTCCTAAAGCTTCACCGATTCCAACCGCCATATTATTAAGACCTTCGTTCATTATAGCACCCAACTCTGCATTAAATTGTTTTGCGTTGGCTAGCATTTCATCCTGTTTTAACATTAATGCCTTTTGTGCTTCAGTTAACTTTGTAACTATAGGGTTTTCACCGTTACTAGTACTTTGTTCGCCTGTCTCACTTTGTAAAGATGGTGTAGCACTACTAGTACTACCAAAAGACATAGTACTAAAAAATTTATTTTGTATTTCTTGAACTTTGTCAAATACACCATTTAAACTACTTTGTACTTGTTCGACTGTTTTCTTTTCTAAATTATTAGCTAGTGCATTTGAATAACCATCTGTAAATTCTGTTGCAATATCTTCTGCTGCATCTTTAGTAATTTTACCACTTTCAGCAAATCCTTCTTTTAATATATCGCCAAAAGATGCATCAAAACCATCTTCACTAAACGCTTTAATTAATCTCCACATTGTTTTGAAAACATTTACAAATTTCATTACAGATGCTTTGGCGGCTATAAAAACTGATTTAAACACAGAACCTATAGCTGCAATTCCTGTTCTTATTAATTTAGATGAATTATATAAATCTACAAATTGATTGTAAAGACCCACTACAACAGGCAAAATTTCATTCCAATTTTGACTTATTACATATGCTATGCCAGCTAAACCAGCTACTACTAAACCTATTGGTGATAGTAAAGCACCTAAAATACCTGTAAGTGTACCAGCCAAAGTTATAATTGTTGGTAACACTATTGCTACGCCACCTAAGGCTATAAGTAATTTTTTTGTACTAGGACTCAATTCGTTAAATCTTTGATATAAATTTTGTACAAATGTTGCAGCTTTTTGTAATATAGGCACTACAGCAATTAATAATTCTTGTCCTAGACTAGCTAAAGTTTCTTTTGCGCCATTTAATGCTTTTTGAAATTGAAAACTTGCACTAGCTTCTGTAATTGCAAATGCTTCGGCAGTTGAGCCAGCACTTTTAGATAGAGAGTCAAATATTTTTTTAGCATCTTCCATTCCAGCACCAGTCAAATCTAGCACACCTTTTAAGGCTCTAATGTTTGGAAATATACTTGTAATGTCAACGCCAAACTCTTCAGTTTTGCCTTTTAACATTTCTAAGGTGTTCATTAATCCTTCTTCTGCTAAACTTTTTTGCACACCATCTGTACTAAGTCCCATTGCTAGTAATGCTTGTTCAGCTTCAGCAGCTGGTTTTTTTAATGAAGATAATATTGCTGTTAATTGTGTTGCTCCTACAGCAGCGTTTGTACCTGTTCTTGACATAGCTGCCATCGCAGCACCCACTTGGTCAAACGATACACCCATATTAGATGCTATTGGTATGACACCACCCATTGCGCCAGCTAATTCACTTGACTCTAATTTACCCTCACGTACAGCAGCTGTTAAAACATCTGTTGCAGCTTCAGCATTTAAAGACCCATCAGCATATGCGTTCATTGCTGAAGTAGTTAGATCGGCAATAGTTGCAGTATCTCCTAACCCAGCAGCTGCGGCTTTTGTAGCAAATTTTAAAGTTTCTAATGATTCAGCAGTATCTAAACCAGCAGAGGTTATAAAGAATAAAGCGTTTGCTGCTTCACTACTACTTATACCTGTTTCTAGTGCCATTTTTCTAGCACTTTCTCCCATTTTATCTACCTCATCACTAGCAACTCCTACAAGTGCCTTAATTTTAGTCATAGACTTGTCAAAGTCTAATCCCATTTTTATACTAGAACCACCTAACAAAGCCATAGGCAATGCAATAGCTTGCAAAGAAGAGCCTAGTCCTTTTAGTTTACCACCAAATGATTTTAATTTGCTTGATGCACTTGAAACAGCTTTATTTAAGCCACTAGCATCACCATTTATTTTTACTCTTAATGGTTGTGTTGCCATATCTTAGAATTTTAACAAAAATACAAAAAAAAAGACTCTTAATTTTTCTCTTTACTTTTGTTGACTTGTTTAAGAAATCTGTCGTATTGTTCTCTTGTGCTTTTTGGTTTATCTTTTTCTAAATAAACATCTTGTGGTAATGGAAATAATTTATCAGGTGTAATCATATTGGCACGTTTATCTACATTTATATTAAATAAAATCATAGATAAATAACGTACACGTTCCCACTCTAAATTTTGCTTGATCATATGGGACTCACCGAGTAATTGATTTTCACCCCAAGTATGCGTCCAAAAATCACTTGGTGAAATCCCTATTTGACCGATATAATAATCTAAAATATCGTCCCAACTAATGGACGCTTTTACTTTCCCTTTTTTGTAGTTTTTGTGACCTTACGTTTTATACCAACGTTTAAATCATTACCAAGAATTTTAGATTCTAACATTACAGAAACAATATCTTCTAATTTAGATGCTTCTAAATCAGCTAACCAATTACCTACTGTAAATTCATTATAATCTATTTCATTATTCTCTTCTTGGTCAAAAGCTAAAAGCGCTGAATGTATCAACGCTCTTATGTTTTTAATAGAAACGCCACCTTCAAAGATAGCGCCTATTTCATCTAATGATATACCTAATGATTCAGTAAAGTTCGCCCAAAAATTCATTGAAAAATGCATTGTACGACTTTTACCACCCAATTTAATGGTGTAGTAACCCCTTTTTCTATTTGCCATTTATGTGTTTTTAATGTTAGTTTGTTGACTTAGTAATTGCTCCAGTTAACGTAATTGAACCAGAATAGCTAACAGGACTTTCCATTTCAGCAGATTGCTCTAATGAAGATAAAAATCCTTCTGCTGTATAAACAGCATCGCCAGTCTCAGCTGTACCAAATACACAAGTAATTTGTGTTCTAGCTAATAAGAAATCAGCCATTTGAATTGCGTTTGATGAATCACTATAGTCTACTAATCCTTCAAATGAAATTTCACCACTTATTACACCAGCAATTACTTCTTGGAATCCGTTTGAATCCTTTGTTGTAGCTTCTGGTAAATCATTTGATAACGACATTGAACAACTAGTTGTGTGTCCAAGAGTTACTGTTTCGATTTTCAATAATAGGTTAGTTCCATTAAATACTGATGTTGTAGCCATTTTTTAAATTTTATAATATTTTATTTCTACAAATATACAATATTTATTTATTATGCAAGATTCCAATTGAAGTTAGCATTATTCCAAAATACATCTGTTGTATTCCAATATCTGTGACCACTTCTATCATCTTGTATGCTAAAAAAATCAGTCAATTGTATTTCTAAATCATAGCTTACAACATTTTCTGCCTCAGCTATAGCCTCTACATTTACAATGTAACCAGTGCCAGTTAATGTCATTCCTAAAAAAGCTTCTTGTGTAAACACAAATTTATTTAGCTCTCTTGTAAGTACCATTGAGCTAAATTCTTCAAAACCAAATGTATCACTGTAATCTATTAAAGCAGATACTGATATAGTGCCTGATTTAACACCAGCAATAACTTCTTGAAAACCAGCAGATGCTTTAGTTGTTGATTTAGGTAAGTCTACGTTTAAATTAAAACTAGCACTTGTAGAATGTCCTAGCAATATTTCATTATGAAACAGCCCAAAAGATGTTCCATTGATATATGCCATTACTCTTTAACTTCTTCTTCTACTTCTTTGAATGATCCGTCTTTAAGGTCTACATTAATTTTTCCGTACTTTTCAACTAATTCATTTCTGAATTTTTCACTTTGTTCTTCTAAATTTTCGTAACCTTTGTGTAGTCTTTTTTGTTGTGTAGCTAATGCACCTAGATCGTGGTGTATAGCATTTTTAGTTCCTTCTAATTGTTTTAATTGATTGAACTCTTCTTCAGTTAAATTCCCCATTTTTGTTTTTGTTTATTATTAATTATTCGTTGTTAGGTAATGGCAATGTCACACTTGTAGGATTTTCTAACTCAGCTATTTGTGCATCTAAATTAGATTTTAATTCATCCATATCCATTAATGGTGTTATCCATCCTACAACTATATCAGTTGTTAAGTCAGCAAAAGGTATAAAATCACCTTCAGGTGCTGCAACCACTTGTGTACCTATGATTGTAGCTTGCTTAGTATCAGGTTCTGCTACATCATCTGATGCAGAATATCTCCAATGTACATTATAAACTACATCTGTGTTACCTTCTTCTAAAGGTCTACAATCTACTGCTGGAATGTCCCAAGAATATGTGTTTGCCATAATTATTATTTTCTACAAATATACAAATTTATTTAATTATTTATTTGTTTTTTTAGTTCATCTATTTGTTCTTGTTGTTCTTGCATTGCTTTAATAAGCATTGGCACTAACACAGAGTATTTAACAGATTTGTAAACTCCACCTTCTTCGCCATTTACATCTGGTTGTTTATCTTCTTTAACTAAACCAGGAAAAACTTCTTCAACTTCTTGTGCTATTAAACCAATTTGTTTTAAGTCATCGCCTATAAGATTGAAATTTTTAACTTTTAACTTTTTAATATCTTCTAGTTTAGGTGTCGCATCAGTTATATTTTCTTTTAATCTAATATCTGATATTTGACCATAAGAATTATTTTTGTTTCTTACATCGCCATCACGTTCTATAATTAAAGTATTTGTTTGACCACCTGAACCATCACCAGCTTCACAAACTAAATTATACCAAGCGTCTGTAGAGTTATAAGCTTTAGTTGCATATATAAGCATTTGAGAAACCGAAGTGCTTGGATGTGCTTCTAGTTTAAAAGGAACACCATTACTAGCTATTGCTCTTAAATGTAATGTAGCACTAGGGTTTGGTTGGTTTATTCCTACTTCTCCGTTAGACTCAATTATCATTCGTGTGTTTGCACCAGTAGCAAAAGCTAGTTTATCACTAGAATCTCTAAATATACCAGTATCTGTGTCATTTGCAAAAGAAATACCTGGCGCACCTTTGTTGCCATCTACTGCATATATTATACCTGCAAAAGTTGTATTGTTATTGATATAAACAGTACCACTAGCAGAACTTATATTCAAATCTTTTGATGAGCCAGTTGTTAAAGAGGCGTGACCACTACCTGTATTTTCTAAAATAAAATTACCACTATTTTGCGTGATGTTTATTTTTCCTGCAAAAGTTGTGTTACCTGAACTGTCTATACGCATTCTTTCTGTATAACTTGACTCTGTTCTTGCTAAAGTTGAAAAAGTTAAATTATGCCCAGTTTGA